GCAAGACATCCATAAAGCAATAGTGCCGGAGCATTATTACCCAACCAAGAGGTTGTATTTGAACTAGACAGTCTTGTTGGTAATCTAGTAATTCCTAATTCAACGTTATAAGCTAAATCTGGTGTAGGTGCAACATAAATTGTGTTATGATCCCACCACGCCCAATAACGAGGAGTTCCCGTTGCTGTTCGATCTGGCCAATATTCGTTCATAAAACTAATATCGCGTTGTTCTAAAAAATCTCTTGTTGTAGAACTTGGTGAAAATATCTGCATGGTTCTAATAGTACCAAGAGATTCTGGTGTTGGGGTTGTTCCACCCGGTAAAGATAAAAAAGCATTACTTGTTACAAGATTAGCTGTTTGATGAGATTTAAATACGTCTAAATCTACATCTCTAAATATTCTGTTTTCTACGTGTTCAATAAAATCATTTGTTCTTGTAGAAGTAAGTACGTCTGTACTAACCTCTGTGTAATCTAATATTTGTTGTGTTAATTCTGCATATGTAACGGCCATTATGATATACTCACTGTTACTGTACCAGTAGATGATACAACTAAAGGTTGTTTTTTGTCTGTTGCGGGTTGCATAGAATTATCATAATCAAAAAATCCTGCACCGCCAACAAATACTGTTAAAGGTTCTACGCGCGCGGGACGTGCATCTTGTAAACTTTGTGCATCTGGTCTATGCTTTTGTCTTTCTTGTTGAGGATGTTTAGCTTCAAACTCAGACTTATGTACTAAAGAACCATTCCATTCTTTTACCATTTCATTGTAAGGAAACTCCATACCACTACGATCAGATATTGCTTTTGCATATTTACCGGACGCGTGTGCCATTAAATATATCCTCTCTCTGGTGTA